AGGTTTTTATAACTCCCACCGGCTCCATTGATATTTTGCATTCTTTCGCAAACCTTTCTAAAACGTTGATAAATCAGCGTTTTTATTTTTATCTTTTTTATTGTTTAGCATTCTTTTTCAAAAAAAGGATACAACAAAGGATACAACGTTTTGTCGTATCCTAGAAATCAATATAATTCGCAAAGCGTTCTCCGATGTCGTCCTTTGCTTGCTTGGTTATGTGTGTGTATACGTTCATAGTCGTTTTAAGATCTGAATGACCGAGTCTATACTGTACTTGCTTCAAGGTCATTCCCGCATCAAAACAAAGACTGGCGTGCGTGTGTCTGAAACCGTGGATTTTAATTGGTCGTAGGTCGCTATCTTTCAAAATACTAAGCAACCATTTTCTTGGTAGGCTAGCAGGCATTGGCTTGCCAAACTCAGTTTCGAAAATATATCTTGTATCTGGATTGTGCTCTCTCCATTCTTGCAAGATACTTTTTGTCTTTTTGTCTAGGCTGATCAGTCGCTTGCTACTTACTGTTTTTGTACGACCTATTTTCTCACCCTCAAATCCTCGTGTAATGGCTTTATTTATGTTCAGAGTGTTATCGGTCCAGTCACCCCATTCAAGGGCTAAAATCTCCCCTTTTCGAGCTCCTGTGAAGGCTAAAATACGAAAGAGGGTTATCTTTTCCAAATCCTCGGTCTGTGCTACTAATTTTAAGAAAGTTTTAAGCTCGTCTTTGTTGTAAAAGTCGCTCTTTTCGTCTGATTTCTTTCTGATAGTTGTAACCACGCTATCAACCGGGTTTGTATCCAGGTATTCGTGCCTGATTGCATACTTAAAAATATTGTTCATGAGGCCTTTTAGCTTTCGCCCGTATACTAATTTTCTAGACCATTCGTTGACTTGTTCTTGCATTTGGAGAGGAGTGATAGAGCTTATTTTTCTATCTCCTAAAACTGGAAATATATGGTTTTCGAAATTCCTTGAAGTCTTTAGATAGGTGCTTTCTTGAACGGTCTCTTTGTATTCTTCAAGCCATTTTTCAGCTATCTCTCTAACTGTTATATTCTTTCTGACTTGCTCAGCGTTATCTATGTCGCTTTGCAGTTGGAGAAGTGCTGCACGAGCTTTCGCCTTGGTTTCAAATCCTTTTTTTCTGGCAAATTGGCTCTTGCCGTTCTTTTTTCCAAGGTAAAACGTAAAACCGTATGCTGTTTTACCGTTTTTCTTTTTGTAAGACTTGATTTCCATTGATTTTTACCTCATTTCTTGATAAAATGAGTATAAGAAAACAACCCTTTGAATGGTTATTTCTTATACACGATTTCCTCACACTCAGAAGTTTGCCGACCGAGAGTGTGGGGATTTTTTTATTTTTACGAATTATGGACGATAACGTCCAAAGCTCCCATGATTCGCTGTGCGTTCTCGACGGCTTCTTTGTATTCTTTTGAAGTGTTTTTTACTGGCTTTCTAATCAAGTCAATGAATACGACTGGTTTGTTGAAGTCATTTGAAGTTACACGAAGAGTCATGTCCAAAATTTTAGAGGTTGATTTTCGTTTGGATACGATACCCCCTGCGACTGCTCCAATAGGCCCGAACATGGCGCCTGCAACCAAGGCTTGACCAACACCACCCGAAACGACCGTCTGATTGTTTACAATCAATTCATAGGATACCAAATCCTCGAACGAATACCATCCAGTGTCGTTCTTGTCTTTCTTAACCATGGAAGGGATTAAGGATAATCCCATCGTTCCCATAGCAAGACCAACTTTTACAGAACCCTTGATTGCTCCCCCGACGATTCCAGACGAACCTTTTGCTCTGCGAGCTCCGTTTATGCGATAAGTGCGATGGTGTCTGTCAATCTCAAGTGGACCGACTTTGTCTGTTTTCCTGCTTCTAGCAGCAGGAGACGGAGAGACTGGCTTTTTGACTGGCTGAGGTTGTTCAGTCGGTTCTTGGTTAGCGATGGAAAAACCGCAATTCGGGCAAAATTTATAGCCTTCTACGGGATTGCCACATTCAGGACAAAATTTCATATTGACCTCCAATTTATCTTCTTAATTATCCTATCAATTCATAATATTCATCAATGACCATTAATTCGTCTGCGACTGTTCTAAGTTCATGTTTTTGCATGAAATGAAGATAGTTGAATGATTGATGGTCATCTGATAGTGCGAGTTCTTCTTCTAGTAGTTTATGGATCATGTGCCTATTGGCTTCATTCTCGCATCTAGTGTGGTTGTTTTGATATAGTGCGGTAGAATGTTCCAGATGTCCTAATTCGTGGTATATGACCCGTCTTTTTGCGTTTTCGGACAATTCACGGTTTATAAAGATAATATTGATTTCTTTGATGTAGACCCCTGGTCTATGCCAGAGTTCATTATCAAAATAAGCTAGAGTGACACCGTGCGAGTCTACCAACTCTTCAATAGTCATATGCTATCATCCTTTTTGTGTTATTTTGTTGTTAAAATTGTTACGATGATTGCTAGTATGCCGAGCAAGGTACTAACTAACAGTCCGATAAACCAATACATGAACTCTTTTTTGCTTTTGGCTTGCTCTTCTAATCTTTTGTTTTCTTGAGTTAGCAACATAGTCTCTACACGTTTCTCGAAATTATCGAATTTCAAATCGACTTTTTCAAATCCGCTACGCATTTCTTGTTTTAGTTGGTCAATTTTTAAATCAATTTTCTCGAATCCGTGCTGGGTGTCAGAATTAATTTTATCAAGTTTTAAGTCGATTTCAGATTTGCTATAAGTATCTTGCGACATAATATTTTCCTCCGATAACATTTCTGACTCCATTATACCACGATTTTGTATGGGTACAGTTTTCAATGAAGGTTTAGAAGCGTGAATTGAAGAAACATTGGAAGCGGTAGGTTCGAAATTATCTTGTGTGTCAGGCATTGTTTATCCCCACTTTCCAAAATGATGATAACTATATGCTGTATCTACTTCCTGCCCATTTTCGTCTATCAAGACAAAGAAAAAGTAAAAATTACTAGGATTCTGTATTGTAAAACTAAAATTGAAATTTCCAGTAGCCATCCCAAAGCCATCTTCTAGCAAAACAAAGTCCTGCCTTGCAATATTTATTCTCGTAGCATGGACAGGATAGGATGTACCATCAGGGAAGTGGGCAGTTAGAGATAAGATATAGTCTGTATCGGGTCTCAGATTAAAAAAATCTAGAAAGGCAATCAAAGATGTTGAGCCGGGAAACATATCAAAATTAGTGATCGTTCCTAGAAACTGAGAAGTTTCAGGATTGACAATTCTAATCGCTGTCATCTTTTCTCTGAATGGATTCTTCTTCATTGGAATACTCGTCATACTATCTACCTCTCAAATAAATCTCGATGATGTTCTGGATCGCATCGATATCATCATCCGTAAGCGGTTTTCCATCAAAAGTCTTTGCATTCTCTGCCATTTTTCGGAGGTCGTCAGACGTGTAGCCTGCGATTGTATCATCGCTTGCTATTGCAGGGTTATCCGTGCGACCGAGCAGGTAGTCGGTGGACACGTTGAAGTAGTCAGCGATTTCTTGAAGGCGGTCTGATTTAGGATTTGCTTTCTTGATTCCATACAAGGAATTTCTACTAATGCCAAGTTTATCTTCTAAGTCATTTAAAGAAATTCGATGCTTATCTGCTAAATCTTTAATTCTTTCAAATGCTGTAGTCATTGATTTAATAACCTTTCTAAGCATTACGAAAAAATATTTTAAGATTAATCGTAAAAATACTTGACAAATTTTAAGATTAGGATTAAAATATTTTTTCGTAAGCTAAAGAGTTAGCGAAAAAGACAACTAAAAAAATAAAAAACTAAAAACTGATTGGTGCCCGTTTTGAATAGGTAAACCTTACTTTTTAGTAGGTCTTTTCTCTATGTCTTTATTTTAAGACTAGTTTTAAATAAAGTCAAGAGATTAGCTAACTTTTTAGATAATTTTTTAAAAAGGAGGTCAGGGATGGAGGAAAAAGAAATATTCGAATTATTGGAATTCCTAGCTACTGATTATGGACGAGGGTATCTAGCTGGATTAGTTAACGGGATGTCAATACTTTTGAAAGTTTTAAAAAAAGCAGAAAAGAAATAGAAAGGAAAATATATGAGCCAACAACATCAAAAATGGATTCAGCTTGTCAAAGACAAATTGAATTCAGAAGGAATGACACAAACACACCTTGCTCGTGCTTGTGGAGTAAAGAAACCAACCATTTCAGAATTACTGAAATATGGTAAAGGCAGCGATAGATTAAAAAACCGAGTATGTGATGTCCTGGGCATCGACGAAAGCTGGGTTGATTTAGGAGAGTAGGAGGAAGACAATGAAACCAAAACGATATCCGTATAGCGGGAAAAGAAAAAACCTTGAAACACAAATTTTAAACAGTGTTGGTATCAAGGCATGTAATATTAAATTAGATAGTTCAAGCATCATTCTTAGTTGCAGTAAGATCACTATCAAGGGTCAGTCCATTACTGGTGTATAAGTTCCGTCTGGTTCAAGACGAAGCGGTTTATTACTATCTACGTCAATTGTCCCGTCTGGAAACATTTCGCAATTTACTGTTAGACCATTCGGGTAGAGTAATTCAACATACACATGTCCGGGGCCTTTTTCGTGAACAATTTTTGTTACCTGATCTTGAGGGATCCCAGTATTAATAATCAATTCCATAGTATTCTCCTTTCTATTGATTTTTTGACTAAAACAGTGAGAGGTCCTAGTCGGATTTATTATATCAAATTAAGAGGGAATTTCATCGGTCTTGAGACCGATATAGGAGGTTAGATTGGAAGATAAGATCATTGAATTTGCTGATTACTTCATCAGCGAATCTAAAACGTACAGAGAAGCAAAAATAGCGTGTGAGAAGCTATTAAAACAAGTCAGCCATGAGATTGAACTCAGAGCTATGGAAAGCAATACTTTGTAAACAAAAAAAGCACCTGACGGTAATCAGGCGCTTATCAAAAAAAACTAACTGAATTATAACACAGAAAGCGAGGAAATAGCAAATGGCTTTGGAGTTATTCGGTGAAGATTTCAAAAACGAACTCTTTCAAGACCTTGTGAAGCTTAATATCGAAGCTTTGAAAGAGGCTAAAAGACAAGTCTCAAGGCAGATTAGCATGGTCCCAATCAAAGAAGTCATGCAAGCCACTGGTTGGGGCAGAAAGCGAATCGAGGATTTTCGAGATCAAGGCAAGTTCAGCTATCAACAGAATGTTAAAGGTGGTAAGTGCTTGTACGACTTGAACGATGTACTACGATTTCAAAGTCAGTTAGCGAAGAGAGGATAACATGAAATTACTAGCAAAAATTATGAACTATTTTTCGGAAGATGTAGAAGAAACTAATATTGACTGGAAAGAAGTTGCTTTAGATCTCAATCGATCACTGATTGAAACGCAAGAAAAGCTTCAAAATGCCAATCAGCGTATTGCTGATCTTGAAAAAATCGTAGCAATCTACAAAGAAAAGGAGAATGTAAAATGATTGAACCGTCATTAACAAGTCAACTCTTGGGGGTTGGTGCGCTGCTACTCGGATTTCTTGGAGCGGGTATCCACACATACAACATCGACTTGAAAAAATCCGAAGAAAAGAAAATGCAACAGCAGCATGATGCAGACATCATCCGAGCGAGTCAAGAAGCTTATGCTTTAGGACAAACAGCGGAACACAGAGCAATCCGTGAGAACATCCGAAGACCATTCGCAGGGTTCACATTTGACAACGAGCGACCAGAAGGATTGAAACCTGAATTGGTTGGATTGCCAGCGCCTAGAAATTTGAGAGGGTGAGATATGACAGTTAGTAGAGATATGGATCAGCTAGAGGCAAATGTATTGAATTATATTGTCAATCATGGCTCATTTGAAAATCCTGTACGTTCAGTCACTATTCGAAAGGAATTTTCGTTGTCTAAAAGAAGCCTTGAAATGATTGTTGAAAGCTTGCGAGTGAATTTCAAGCATCCGATTGTAGCGAAGAAGACACAACCGAGCGGATATTATCTTCCAAAAAATGAGGAAGAACGACAAGCTGGCCTCGCCCCTCATC